CGTATCTTTAACTTGATGGACATATTGAAGAAACTAATTTCTTTGTGTGGACATTATATAGTTGGTTCCGGGATTAACCGGGTGTTGCTGTCGGTGCGCAGGTTTTTGGATTCCTGTGATGTCTGGCAACACGGTGGGTATGTACCCAGTTGTGTGCGATGGGCCTATATGCGGTGCAATGTTGCTTTGCTTCATTGGTTGCTGATGCGGCGTGTTGCTCGAGGTGCTCGTTGGTGTGTAGTCCGGGTTGCCCCCGTTAAATATATGCTACCTCCAGTTAGTGCTATCACAATTCCTACATATCCACTTCCTCTCACGGTTAGGACTGAGTTACAGTGTTGGCTTGAAGAGGGCTATGTGCTAAGCTTCAACCAAGGTGAATGGCAGCGGCCTGATCTGCGTGTTCGATTATCTCGTATAATTCGATCACGAGTGATCATGCCGCCAGATTATTCTGAATTTGTCACTAATGTGCGTTCCAAGTTTGCTACTTGGACATACAATAGTCACATTGATCAGGCTAATCCACATGGGCCAGACGCTTCGGTTCGTCGTAGTGGTGTTTTGCTTATTGAAGCTTGTTTGTCTAATTCGAAAACTTCTTGGAAGCGTTTTGATATTCAAATGAATAACAGTACTGCAAAACATACTGATGGTAGTAGCCTTGTTTTTGATCCAATTGATGTGCCTGTGCGTCGAGCACACACCTCAAACACTGGGGTGCAGCGGGCCGTTCCGTTGCGCCATGTTGCAGTTACGAAGCCATTTGATGAGGCTGTTCTTGTTCCAGAAATGGAATATGAGCCGCGTTCATGCTCTATTTTGGCTCCTGGTTGTACAATGTCATTTAGTGGCACGCATGTTCATTCTGGATTTGAAGGAACGAACTTGCAGCCATGTTTGCGTTGTCGGCAGGAGGCAAATTTGAGTGGGCAAATGCCTAGAGAAAATTCTGTGGGTATGGCGACTTCTGCTCTTGTAACACAGAGCGGCAAGGCCACACAGACTGTTCTCATTGGCAAGCCAGGTGGAATGGACACATTGTCGCAAGATGATGCGTTCTCTGAGGGTACGGCGCTTTCTACGCTTGAGACACAGCGTGGCAATGCCACTCAGAGTGAGTGTGCTACACACACTCCCAGTTCCACACCACGTGGGAATGTGAATTTGATTGAGGGTATGGCGACTCCTACGCTTGCGACACAGCGTGGTAAGGCCACTCAATCAGATCAAACAGACATTCCTGCTGGTAATGGTGTTCAGACAGCAATTAACACAGTTCGAACGATGGTTGATGTTGACTATTATGCCAACATGCCATTTTGGTTGAATGATTTTGTTCCATATCTGTTATATTCATACCAACCCACATCAGCTGTTGGTTGTGTTGGTGGCGCTTCTCATTATTTTGAGAATAATCGTGTTGTGTTTCAGTCACAATGTGGTTATTGTAATAATCATGAGTTGTGGGATTATGGACCAGATTATTGTCTCTCAGTGTATCGTGCACCGGGGTGGTTTTCAGTTGATCAGGCAGTGTATTATCGCGTTATGCGGTATTCACTGCCTAGTAATCGAACTGTTATCGCTCTTGTTCCACATTTGCGTATGCCAGGAGAATATACTTGGCTTATGTCTGCGATTCCTCGCCATACACTGAGGCGACATGTTTTCAACCATCGTGGGGAGCGTAATGAGTGGACTGCATTTAAATATTGGGATGCTCAGCGTTTATTTGTGTCAATTGCGGCTGCGAGTGCTGATTCACTAGCAGTTACAATTCCATGGCAGTGGTTCTCTGAAACTGTTGATGCGCTTCGTGTGCTCAATGGTGAACGAGTTCCTGAACATACCACGCGTGAATTGAGTGGTGAACACGCTTATTTACTTAGTAAATATGTGCGTGATTACCTCGATTTTCACCACACTTTGGACACTTTGCATCGCGGTATTGGTCATGTTGTTCATGGTGCCATCGGTCGTAATGAGGGCGTTACTTGCCCTGATTGCGTTCCCCTTGAGCAGCGTGGCTCAAATGAGTCCGTTCATTACAAAGTAGGTGATCATCAAGAAGTGTCTGTTAAAGACACAGTTACGTCAGTTGGGCAGAGTGCCTTTGTTGACAAAGTTGGTGCTTGTGTTGCAGCTGCTGCTCCCATTCGTGATGGGCAAGCTGCCGCTAAAGCTATCAATGAACGCGTTGTTGTACCTCAGAAGCAGGCGTCTGAAAGTGTTGCTCCAAAACTTGTTTTGCCGCATGTTCAGAAGTTTGTGGATGAGTTAATTAAACGACTACCTAAGATTGACCCGTTAACTAAAGAACAAGTTCTTTTGCGTGTCAAAACTAGTGTAGTTGAGGCTACTTCACAGGGTTTCGATGAAACTTTGACTGTTGATGGTAAACATACCCGTGCTTTTTTGAAAGGCGAAGCCTATACAGAAAATAAAGCACCAAGGTTGATTACTCCTTTAGATCCTGCTTTGCAAGCACGCATGTATCCATATGCGTATGCACTACAGGATGCTCTACATGGTCAGTCATGGTTCGCCTTTGGTCAGAAGTTGCCTCAATTAGCTCAAACTTTATCTAATCTTTCTCGGCGATGTGCATACATTATTGAGACAGATTACTCAAAGTTTGATGGTACAGTGAGCGAGTTAGCAAGGCAAGTCGAGAGAGCGGTGTATCTCAGCTATTTTCCGACACATAAAATGGATCTTGAATCCATTTTGAGTGCTGAAATCCACCAAACTATTAGAATTAAAGGAAATAAGTATGATTCTGGTTTTTCTCGTTCATCGGGAGCACCAGATACATGTTTAATGAATTCAATTCTTAATCTGTTTGTTGGTTACATCGTTTTGGGTCCAGATGCGTTCAACATTGCCGTTTTTGGCGGCGATGATGGTGTCATCTTTGTGCCCCAATCACGAAGTAGGTTAATTGTTGGTAATACGTGCCCCGCAATCGTTGCAGCTAGTAAGTCAATTGGGTTTAACATCAAGTGTGTTGTTCGTGAGCATAGTCAGACGTATTCTTTCCTTGCTCGCACATTCATGCCTGGTGATCCAAATAGTACTTGCCAGCCTGAAAGACTAATGCCCAAACTGCATGTCCTTGGTTTCCCAAACATTCCTGAGAAATTTCGTGTTTCTCGGCTACGCATGAAGTTGGAAAATGTGCTACAATCGGATCGCAATACTCCCTTTGTTGGACCGTTAATTGCTGCTCGGTTGAAGGCTGTAGCGCATGACCGTACCCCTGTTCCAATTTCAATGTGTTCAGAGAATGCTTGGTGGGATCGTGTTCTTGATGGTGGACCGTGGCCTAATGAATCACGACCTTGGATGTTAGATTATGTTTCGCGCATAATCAAACCCAATGGCGACTTGATTGAGAAGGCTGTGGTCTGTGGGCCAAAACGTGGAGTCACAGTTCAATCTGTGGTTCCACCACGCAAGTAAAGCCGTAATTAACTTGCTGGCGCGTTCTCTGTATGTTCCTAGGTTAGTCATTTATTGGTGATTGGGTGTGGCGACTTCTACGCTTGTAAAACAGCGTGGCAAGGCCACAATCATCCAATTATATGCGCTAGATGTCTATAAATCAGAGAACAAATTGGGCATCTTCCTCAACTTAAAACCCTACTCAGAGGGTATGGCGACTTCTACGCTTGTAACACAGCGTGGCAAGGCCTGCTCTGGGTTTAGGGTCGTTGAGATGTGTGTAAGTCCTAATTATACTGTCGATTTGATTTAATGATTATCGTCAGTTCGCCGTGGGCCTGCCACTTAGTTTTGAAAATGTAGCTGCTGAAGACCATTTACCATACATTGTCGACTACAATCGGTAGTGTATGATTAAATGGTTGTTAGTGTTGTTTGTACATATTTGGCAACATGTATTTCAACATTGAATGGGCGTCGTAAGCCCATTCATCTCAATCATAGTTCAGGGTATGGCGACTCCTGTGCTTGTAACACAGCATGGTAAGGCCACTGAATTGTGGTGTTGTTTATTAACTGGGTATGGCGTCTCCTACTCTTGTGACACAGAGTGGTAAGGCCACAGTTAGTAACGTTCCCCTCCATAAGGAGTACCGTTTGTCCAGGGTTAACCTGGCTACCTAGGTCCTTGTGGTTTTGGAACACACATTAGTGCAGTGAAGAGGAGAGAA